AAAGAAAGCCGCGCTTCTTGATAGTTCTCGCCACCGTCTAGGGTGTACTCGCCCCATCGTGTCTCGCCTTGCGCAAGTCCCTCTATATCGCCGTATTCTTCTGCGATACCTCGAAGCTGCACGACCACTTCGTCTGGGTCATAAATGTTTGCGTTATCTAACTGGCGCAGGATGTTATCTGGGACACTGTTCCTTTCTCGTGCATCTAGGGCAAAGCCAAAGTCTTCATTGCCCACAAGCGAATAGCTGAAAGCCGCGCCGGGCAAGTCGCCTATGTTTTGTGTCTCAGCGTTTTCATCGGTGACTTGAACTGTGATTCTGCGGATTGGATTTTGCTCGTATTCGATAATGGCTTCGTTTTCTGCTTCGTCTAACAAGTCGTTGCGGATTGCTCTAGGCAGCGTGTCTAAATCCGCTTCGCCATCAACAACTCGCTCCATCCGAGCTACAAGTTCTAAAAACTCGTCTTGATCATTGGAGTATCTTCTTGCGTAGTCATTGATGCTGTCTGTACGCAGGAAATAATCAAGCACGTCATCAAGAAGCTCCTCCGCTCGTTCCCTTTGGTAATAGGAGCCATACGCTTCTTCAATACCGATGTCTTCTTCGTCGTATTCAAAGTCATAAGAACCTTCCGCTGGCCCTGTACTGACGTTTTCTTCCATTTCAATGCGATTTGAGTCGATACGATCCAAAATTTCTTGCTGCGTGACCCTTTCTTGGCGGAATAGGTCGTTCAAGCCAAGGGCTTCCAGCTCTTCGGCCTTTACCCCCTGCTTCATGAAATATCGCTTGATATCGTCGCCGCGACCCTTCTTCTGACGCATCTTCTCGGCAACATCTTCGGCTTTGCTGTACAAACCAAGGTCGTTGATTTGAGCGCGGATAACTGCTTTTTTGATTATGCCCATCGACTAACCTCCAAAAATGTCAACTTCACCGCCTTCAGCGAATCTTTTCTCAAATCTCGCCCTAATTTCAGGGTCGCCCATCGTAGAAACCCGCGCTGACACGTCAGCAGACGAGTTTTTACCCAAAAGATTAGGAAAACGCTTCTGAAGACCCAAGCTGTACTGGGTTTCACCCTCGTCTGGCCGATAAGCCATCACGTCAACGCTCGAATCACGGCCCAAAGCACCCTCAAAACGCTTTGAAGCCATGTAATCGTCGCCCATCCGCCGGATATTCACCGGCAAATTCAAACGAGACACGATTTGATTAAAAACCAGCTTGTCATTCGGGTCTTGAGAGTCAGCGAGCGCAACAACTTGTGCTATCGCAGCCCCAGTGACCCCTTCCATACCACTAAGAGCCTGCACAACCTGACTTTTGACCATGTCTTTCGCCTGCTGCTCAAGCGGATCGATGTATCGACCACGAACCATTTGCTCAAGACGGTCTAAATCACGATCACGGGTCGAGCCAGTGACAGGAACGCCAAAGATGTCGATATCGTCCATGCCAGCCATTACGCAGCCTCTCGTTGGCCGTCAAAGCTCTCTTTCAACAGATCGAACCACTCGTCAAGAGTGATAACCGCTGTCCGAGAGTTATCTCGCGGCAAATTTTCGTTAATCGCGTAAAGCGGCAGGCATACCCTGATCGCTTTGTTGTTGAACTTGTATATCAAAACGGGCGTGTTGTCGCCACAAGCCGCACAAACCTGATCCCACCAAGCTGGCGCATACCACCAGCCAGATTTGTACGCCTTGCACTCAATCGAGTGACGTGGGATCTGAATGTCACAAAGGTCAGCGGTTTGATACTGGTCGAGGTTACGCTTGCACTGGAAACCAAGGGTGTGTTGATCGGCAAACGCATTGATGCGCTTCACGATGTCGCGCTCAAAAGCCGCACCCTTGTTTCTTGAATCTGCCATGGCGCGAGTTTAGGCGAAAAAAAAATAGAAATAAAATTTTTGCGGGGTTACCTTTGCCGCGATCATACGATCAAGCCCTGCTCATCCATCCCCAGATTTTTGTTCATCCCGAAAAAATCGGGTGGGTAGGGTTCCTTCCTTTCCACATACATATTTTTGGATACTGAATGCGCAAAACCTTGCTATAGCTATCGCGCTCGCCGCGCTCGCTATATAGGGGTGTACGGGGGTCGCGCCACAGGCCGATCTCTCAGGCTTTTTCCGAACCTATAGGGTTCCTACTGCCGCGCACAGGATCGGCTGAGAGGCGCGTACAGGCGCTCAGAGAGAAGAAAACCAAGGTCGCGCAGCCTACCGGCCTAGACGTGTGTCGCCTCTGAGCAGGGCGGGCCAATACAAGAGAGTTAGCGTTCACTAACATAAATGCGTAAGCCTTTGTTTTTATTGGATTTTTATCCTATTTAACATAATATCAGCATTTTTCCGAGATTTTGAGGGGCTGGGCGGGAGGCGGGGCCAAAACGATGTTCATTCTGCGAATACCTCAAACCGACGAGGTTAGTAGTCTTTGTCGCTCATCTCCCCGTCCACGCCCAGCAGCTCGTTAAGCCGGTGCTTGATGTCTTCCTTCGTCATCTTCTGCAAGTCAGCGTTGATGTTCAGGTTCTGACTGCGGTGGATCGTAAGGCCAGCGAGCTGGTTCAGCTCCTTCACTGCACTCACCGCAGCGTTGTACGCTCCCGTCTCGAATGAAGTCTCGGCTATCTTCCACAGCATCGCTCCCGTCTTCTGCGGTGTGATCGCGTACTTCTCACGCATCTCATCCTGCTTCACCCGAACCGCTCGCGTGACCTTCGGGAAGTCGTTGCCGTTGAGCATCTTGGTCGCTGCGCTCGCAGGAAACGAGAACCCTGCTCTTCGCGCTGCCTCCGTCTGCCCACACGCGCCTTCCGTGTAGTGCCACACAAAAGCCGCTTGCATGTCTGTGATGCCAGCCTCTTCATCTGCAAGGAAAGCCTTTGGCGTCTCCACTAGCTGCTTGCGCTCTTTCCTCGGCCTACCCGGCTTGCGCTTTACATCGTCAGCCATCCGCTCTCCTTCAGCTCGTTGAACAAAACCCGCGCCTCTTTCTCCGAAAGAGGCGCTTGCCCTACGCTCTCGCGTTCATCTGCATTCATCATAGCCCACTGCCTGAAGTTCTCATCTTCGCTCGCGTCATCATCCCACTCAAACTTTTTCATCTCGCTCTCCACAACCGTCAGGGTACGAGGGTGAGGGTACAGCGTCTCAAACTTTTTGAAAAACCTATACCCGTATTTCCTACTGCCTATAGGCTATATACTATTATTATTATTATTATTAAATAGTAGTACCCTACCCTACCCTGTTAATAACTACATACGAATCAATCACTTACACCAAGTGCAAGCAGGGCACCTTTCAGGGTACCCTTAAAACTCTTTGCTCCAAGTGCCACTAAATTTGTCGGCATTGCCGACTTCTACCTTTGTGTAGTCCAAGTCGTACACTTTTTTACCGTTACTCTTGCGCGGTTCCAGCCCGTGGGCTGCTAATACCCTGCTTGCATCTTTGATGTCGGGCATCCTTGGCTGGCTTATTCCGAGGTCTCTCAGAAGCTTTGTCATCTGCACTGGCTGGGTCTGGGTGCTAGTGAAATGGACGTGCTCAAGGATCAGGTCTTCGACGCTCGACTGGGTGCGATAGTATTCATTCGAGTCCTGCAACATCTCTCGCTGCTCATGGTTTAAGTACCAGTCGGTGTTCGTGTACAGCGTCTCTTTGACCTCGGCCCAGAGCTGCTGCATATCGATCCCGTGGTTTGCGTTGATGGCGGTCACAGGCACCACCCAGAAGCGTCGGTTGCCGCTGGTATCGGTCAAAAACTCACGGGCGTTGACAGAGGCGTAGAACGCTGTGCGGCGCTGGTAAGTGGTGAAGGCGCGGTCATAGGTCCTTTCCAGCTCGTCGTTCTTCTTAGTTACGAAAGCTTTAAGCTGGTCGATGTCGCTCTTCTTGAAGGTCGATTCAATCTCACCCAGCTCTACAATCCAGTGGCTCACTGCCTGCTTCACGCTGTCCTTGTCGCTGGGGTTGAGCGTTGCACCTTCCAACAACCAGCCGTTCTCGTAGTCGCATAGGCGCTTAAACCACAGCGTCTTGCCCAGTCCCTGCGCTCCTTGGAACACCAGTATGCCTTCAAGTGCCACGCCATTCGGCTCACAGGCCGCTGCTACGCAGGAAACCAGCCACTTCGTCATCAGCATCTCTTTGAGTGGCTCGTTGCTGCTGGTGATGGTTGCTAAGAACTCTTGCAACCTGCTCCTGCCATCCCACGGCTTGCTCTCCATCCACTCCTTGACAGGGTTGTACTCCCGCGCCAAAAGCTTGAGATAGTCGCGCACCTTCATGTGTGGTACACCGATCTGGATGCAGCGATCCTCGATCTCAATCAGCGCACTCTCATCTCTCATGTCCGCGATGAACTCAGTGTGCGGGATGATGATCTCCATGTTCTTTTTTATGACGTTATAGCGTACGTCGATCTGGTTCACCGTCAGTACACCGCGCACGTTGTCCTTCGTGTTCAGCAGCCGTCCCTTCTCCGTTTTGTTCCAGTCGTATTCGACTGGCACCTCCACGCTGTTCAGCTCAGGCATCAACTCACCCTCGATGGCGTGGTCGTTGTAGTCGCCCTTGCTCTGAGGCATCAACACCTCGGCTTGAGCGCCGATACGCCTCACTACCTGCGCGGCTTTGATCGCCTCTTGCTCACCCGTCTTTGAGTCATCGAAGTCTGCGATGAAGACGTGCTTAGCTTGTGGGAAGTAAGGCATCGAAACAAACCACGACGGGTTGCCCCAAGTCGGCAAAGTAACTGGCTCCTGTTGCGTAGCCCTCGACGTAGTTGATGGTGTGGGCTTGACGCATCGAGCCGGGGTCAATGACAAAGAAAGATCCCTTCTTCTTGGTGCCGGGCAAGAACTTCTTACCGCCTGCGTCATCAATGTACTGGAGTCCTGCGATCTTCAGCTTGGCATCGAGCACTGGTATGACCAATCTGTCGCCGTCTTGCCGCAAACCGTGGTTGGTCACGCCCTTGCGTTCTAGGTATGCGTTATCGTCTGTGGCTTCTGGGTAGCTGTCCCACAGCTCCTTGGCTCGCTTCGCAGCCTTGGCTTGGCGCTCTTCTTTTTCTCTTGCAGCCTGCTCACTTAGCTGCCTGATCTGTTCCCGCTGCTCTGGGGTCATCTGGTGGCGCTCTGAGTTCTCAGGCTTCCACTTGGCTATCGGTTCGTCATTGCTGATTGTGCGGTCACCACACCGACCAAACGGCACTTCTTGATCGAGCCATACCTGATACCAACCGACCAGCTTCTGCTTGCCGTTAACGTCCATGTAAGCCCTGCCGATGTCACCGCCCACCACCAGATCTTTGTCTGGTTTCATCCCGTTCTCGGCTAAGAAAGACTCGAAGTCAGCGCGGATGTCACCGCTCAATGGCCTGCTGAAATCCTTCTGATTGCCGTCGGTTATTTTCAATCCCATGTAATTTTTCCTTGCATCACGTTTTCCAAGATGTGCATAATAGTACACCTTTTTGCAATTACACAAGGAAAACGCGATGGGAATCATAGCATCAGGTGGTGGCGGTGGAGACTTCGAGCAAGTCCCAGTGGGCACTCACAACGCAATTTGCTACAAGCTGGTTGACGCTGGCACCACAATGAACGAATACCAAGGCGAAGTGAATAAACGCCACAACGTATTCATCTTCTGGGAACTG